TTTAGATCTAGAAGATCGCATTGCTAATTTAACAGGTGGTGTTGGTATTATCCGTGTAGGAGCTGCTACTAAAATGGAGCTAGGTGAAAAGAAAGATAGGATCGACGATTCACTGCATGCAACAAAAGCTGCCATAAAAGACGGGGTGGTTCCTGGCGGCGGAGTTGCTTACATCAGAGTAAAAGAAAAATTAAAAAATCTAAAAGGATCCAATGACGAACAAAATGCTGGCATCCAAATAGTCCTACGTGCCATGGAAGAACCGCTGCGTCAAATCGCTGCCAACGCTGGGGACAGTCCAGATGTGATTGTAAACAAAGTGACTGAGGGAACCGATGAATTTGGGTATGATGCCAGTGATAGCTCTTTCGGTAATATGTTTGACATTGGTATAATTGATCCCACTAATGTAACTAAAACTGCATTAATAAACGCAGCCAGTGTTGCGGGATTATTGCTTATAACTGATTGTGCAATATATGAGGATGAGGATGAGCAGGATTTACGTATTGTGGGACCAAGCCCAGCTGCTGGTCAGGATTTGCCTGCGCAATACAATCAATAATAACTTGTTTGTACAAATTAAAAAAGGCGCCTAGTGCGCCTTTTTTATTGTAATTATTATTTACGGTTTTACCGGCCAACTTATGTCCCAAGGATATGCTTGTTGAAGAGTGATATCTCTTAGAGCTTGGCGATATGTTGCCCAAGCAGTTTTTTGAGCATCTGATAATCTTGCCTGCGTGACTGGTAGGTCTGAAAAATCGCTTTCTACCAATAACTTTGTACGAAGATCTAGAGCTTCTTGTTCTAGAATTGCTTGACTCTTGGGCATCTTAACATAAAACTCTCCAGTACCGTCGATGATTTCACCGAAATCACCAGCTGTTAATCTAGCATACATTTCGCGTGAAAACGGATTATCATCGGTAGGATCGGCGTAGAATTTTACAGGAGTTTCACCGCCTTTAAATAATATGTGGCACCAAACTGCTTCAACACCCAGCATATTTCTAATCAGCGTAACTTGTTGCACATCATCTACAGTAAATATCTTTGACATTTCGTCTCCTAAACTTCATTTCTATCAGTTATTTATGCCGTGATTGTCTATATGCGGATGACCCAATCCGCTTCTTTTATCATAGGCATATTCTGGATAAAACGGGCCGTTAATATTTATATAATGGAAAAATGCCTGTACTTGATAGCTGCCAATTCCAGCATCAAATCTATCGCGCCAGTGGTCAATTTCGCATCCACGATATACTATTGCATCTCCAGGATTTTGATCTGTAAGTGTATTTGGCTCAACATACATACCCCAGCGATAGTCTGACGGTTTTTGCAGATAGTTATAACCTAGACAAATAGTCGAACTTATTTCACAACTAGGACGATCTCTATGTTTATCTAATTTCATTCCTGGGCGATACACTCTATAATATGTATACGTAGGGCAAAGTTGTAGCCCGACAGCTTTTTCAATATGAGGTTTACAAAAATGCAATAATGTTTCCATTAGTGTATCGCCATACACAGAGTGAGCATTTTCTACTTGCGCATCCGAACCTGTTTCTGGTTCAAAATCTATAGATTCTTTTAGTAATGCGTACTTAGTGGCTACTCTGCACAGATCTGTGGGAATCAATTTTTCTAATACTGCGTATTTGTTCTGTTCGAATTCCAGTTGATTCATCGAAATGCTGCTCCTAAATTCCAGCAAACTAGACTATATCTAGTTCCTCTTGTTACCGGCGTCACCTGATGGTAAACATGCGATGGAAACACTATTACAGAACCCTTGGGTCTAATCTCAGTGCATGTGTGATATCTAATTTCTTTGTGGGGACCAAAATCGAATTGTAAATTACCACCATCGTATTCGTCGGGATCATTTAAACTTATTGTGACACTGAGTTTTCTTATCTTGTTAATCATGTTGGGATTAGCAGTTTTATTATGATCCTCGGGCATGGGGTCTCCGAATTGGTTAACAAAAGGAGTCCCATCTGGATTTTTGTGAACTTCATCAACTGCCGGATCAAATTTCTGGAACGGGCGAGAATTAGAGTCAGTGTGCCACCCGTAGAATTGATCCACACCGTACTTGGTAAACTGCATTTCTTCAGTATAATCCCAGTCAAAATTCCAATCGGCATTTTTATTTGCGGTATGGATAAAAGGCCAGACTAGTTTATACAGATCAGGATTATCTAGAAATACAACATTAGAATCTCGTACATAGGTAGTTGCGGTATCTATTCCGCTGGCCACTAATTCTTCTACTGTTTTATTATTTGTAGGAAGGCCTGTTTCGATATGTTTTTTTTGACGCCAATCACCGGTCGATCCAGTAATCGCGGCAACACCGTGTTTATTTTTTTGCTCAATCATCTGGGTCAAACCTAACTCTGTGATCTGATCACAAATGTGATGCGGAATCGCTGAGGTAAAACACCAGTAATTATGCCTCAAGTTCACTTGAATAATGCTCCGTGTACATGCCCTACCAATAAATGCATGGTGCCTTTGGTGACCGGAGTAATTCTATATGGTACAAATGATGGAAAAATCAAACATGATCCTTGCTCATTAATCACTTGGGGATCTACATCTATATTCAAAAATTCAATTTTTCCGCCTTCATATTCAGCAGAGTCCGATAAATTTATCAAGAACGTAATTTTTCGTGACACTGCCATGGAATTGATATCAATGTGCATGTTATAAAAATCTCCTTCTGAATATTTAAAAACCTGAGGAAAATCTTGGTCAATGATTCCAAGTAGACTAAAATCATAGATATTAGTGTTAGCAGCTTTGGTCACATCACGTATATTTAAAAAAGGAAATCCAGCTGTGTCTCCTCGTAATTTCTGTCGTTTACCTACATGTATCTTTTGATTGCCGATCACAGTTGTAGGTAGCCATAGTTCTTCAACACATGTTGATAGTATATCTCTGCAATCTTGTGCTGTAAACAAGCTAGATTTATTTATGGATACTATTTCTAAAGACGCAGCGGTGATTGAATCGCTGGCTGCTGCATCGGTAAAATTTGATTCTGCAATGTTTTCTGTTGTATGGTCAGTTGTCATGATCACTCCAATAATAGTGTACTATTACTTATCTAAGATTTAGTAGCTGACTTTTTTTTTAACCTGCAATCCGTGGATTAAATACACGATGACAGAATCTGCAACAAATCTTGATCTAGACATTCTATGTGCGCCAATTGATGTGAATTTAAGAGAGCGAGATTTTATAGAAAAACATATTTTAGGTCCATATTTTCCTTGGTTTTGGCAAGAAAATCAAACCTATGATGATGAAGACGACATTCCTGAAAAGATAAAACCATATATCCAGTGTCATAACGGACAATTTTTAAGCCATACCCTTCTACTCAGAACAGAAATTGAATCAACAAAATATAATGAAAGACCTTCTAAAGAGATAAGTCCACATTTTGAGTTTTTTTTAGAACTGTTCAATAGATTTATGACAGCTAACAATCTTAAATATAAAAATATTTTTCGAGCTGGTCTAAATCTTACATGGCATAACAGCGATTTACATTCTGCACCGCATCTAGATCATCATTGGCCGCATAATAATTTTATAATGTATCTAACCTCATGCGATCAAGGTCAAACGATAATTTGGCCTGATGATTTCTCGACTAGCTACCTTATACCGTGTGTGCAATATACCGCGGTAAATTTTAAACAACACTGGCATGCACAAAGATATCCGGTATTAGGGACCAAGAGACTAGTCTTTGTGTTGACATATATATAATGCCATGGGAACATATCTATGAATGACATTGAGAATTTTATCGGAATATACGACGATGTGTTTTCTGCTGAAGAGTGCGCTGAGATCATAGAATACTTCGATACATTGGAATCCAGAAATCTTGTTTTAAGTTCATATCAAGCTACTAATGGAAGAAAAACTTCAAGAAATGACAGCAGTGTTTTCATGATGGAACCTACTACTTTTCGAGTCAAAGCCACTGGCAAATATCTGCACATGTTTGTAGAAAAGTTTAAGAATTGTTATGATAGTTATCTTAATCAATATGACATACTATATCAAGGTGTTGCAAAGCATGGCATACTTGGATTAAAAGTGCAAAAGACGGAACCCGGTGGAGGTTTTCATCAATGGCATTTTGAAAATTCAAAGATGGAAGATTCAGGAAGGCTTCTAACGGTTATGGTATATCTCAATGATATCACC